TAATCATATACATAGGAATCATAGATGTACTAAAATCATATTTGATACCCGCTTTCTTTAATTCAGTACCAACACTCATAAAAGATGATGCGTTCTTTACAGCCGCTTCAATCTTATCTAAATCAGCATCATATCTTCCTTCGTTTACTGATTCTTTGAATATTTTTGTTATTACACCACCATCTACATAATCAGGTAGCATTTTATCTAAATCTTCAGCCGAAACCATTTTTAATTTTTCAATTTTATCAGCAAATCCTTTTGTTTCCTTATGATTTCTCATTCTATCAGCAATAACTTTAGCATCAACTTTTTTAGTAGGAAATGCTTCGTTTACTTTTGAGATATTGTACATATTACCTGCACCACTCTTAACTAAAGTTTCACCTTCTTTACTTAATATTTTAGTTTGAGGTAAGTGTTGTTCACCTTCAGTTTTTGCACCAGCTCTTAACTTAGATAAATCATCTCCGTCAACTTTTCCGTTTTTATTTAAATCTATCTTTTGTTGTTTAGCAGTTAGTTCATCTTCTTTAAGTGTTTGCAATCTTTCTGATACACCTTTCCATGTATCTTCTACTTTATTAAAGAATGCTTTCTTTTCTTCATCTGATTTGAATTCATCTGGCGAAGATACCCCATGCTTCTTTAGCATAGCTTTAAAGAATGATTGATAATCCTTTTCTTCTTGTAATACTTCTCCAACGATAGTTCTTAATTGCTCTCTAGTTATTTTCATAGGGATTCCTAATTTATTTTCTTAAGGTGGTTACATTTTTACCAATATTAGATAACCTTTCCTTTATTCTATAAATATGGTGATTAGTTCTTTTCCAAAAGTTTTCACCTTTTAGAGAGTTCTCTTTTTTAATTTTACCATACCACTCTAAGAATTTCTCAATTTCGTCTATTTTTCTACGGATTTCCCTAACACCTAATCCAATCTTTTGATTTGGAGTCATTGTTTGGTCTAATCTTAATTTCTGAAATCTATTTTCGTTAACCGCAGAATAACCAGTTAACCCAGCCATTCTTTTTACATATCCTGCTTTATGAGTACCATTATTAGAAAATGCTCTAGGAGTATCATACCCTGCTACATCTCCTGTAACAGTTACTTCTTTCTTTAACTTTTCCTCTTCCTCTTTTTCAATTTCAGAAAGGATTTCTCTAATACTATTTTTTAACGCTTCTAGTTGAGTTGACATTTTTAACTTCTTTTAATAATTCGTATGTAAGCATTAAAACTGAAACTTGCTTTTCTTGATTCTCTTTAAGGAACTTATCTGATTTATAAAGTTTAATCATTTCTGATATCTTAATCTTAGTTACCTTATCGGTAATAGTTTTTGATTCCTTTACCAAATTATTAAGAACTTTTTTAGTTTCCTCTTCTATGAATTTTGGGAATGCAGAAGTATTAGTAACGTTGTTTATGAATTCTCTCAATAAACCTTTTTGTGAATCATCTAATTTAGAATACTTTTTATTGAAGCTTTCTATTAATAATTTATAAGTTAACAATCTCAAATCTTCTGATTGTTGTTTAAATGATTCATATAATGTATCAGATGCTTTCGCTGAGATTCTTTTGTTTACAATGTGCTCTAATATAGTATTATTAGAATCAATAAAATCTCTAATCTCAACCTTTCTACCTAATGTTTTGGTTTCAAATACCTTATAAACAGAAGCTAATAATTTATAATTCTGTAGGTTTGATGATAGGAATTTATCTAAATCATACGATTCCTTTATTGTTTTAATAAGATTATACTTTTCTTTATTTAGTTTATTCTCATCTAACTTTACTCTTTCCTTAGCCACTTCTTCTAAGAATAACTTAGCATCATCAATCGAAGAATACTTTTCTTTAACGATTTGATTGTATAATTTCAATTCTTTAGCCAACTCTTTGTTTGAACTAAAAAATTCCTTTATAATCTTCTCAGACACATTTTTTGTCGAATTTGATAATACCTCTTGCGTAATTTGCTTGACAAGTAGTTCAAACAAAATAGCGGTATTCTTAAACTTTGAGTGTTTAACTTTCATCAGAATTTATTATTTTTCTTTACTATATATGTAAATATTACTTCTATAAATATTAGGAAACTTTGAATAAGTGATTTTTACACATCTGGTAAGATATTTTTATCATCTAATAGTGAACCAGTATCATCACTTAATCCATCTATGCCTTCGTTTATAATCTTTTTACCCGCTTTTCTTTCGTTATTTGATTTAATTTTATTTCTTATTGCATCTCTTAATTTCTTATCTTTATCGGAAATACCCTTAAGTTTTTCACCGATTCTCTTATATCGAGTTTCTCTTCCAAAATTACGAGTTATATCACCTTTACCTAATGGGTCTCTTCCAAACGCATTATCATCTGTACCATTGTTACCTGTCATTTGAGGTCTACCACCTAATTCACCATTCTCAGCACTAGCATCAGCTGCTTCCTGTGTAGGTTGTTCATCAGAAGGTTCAGCCATCATACCCGTTTCAGGTTGTTCTCCTTCAGCCGGTTGCTCACCTTCTGCTGGTTGTTCTCCACCTGGTTGTTGAGGTTCTTCTTCGTATGGGTCTACTCCTTCTTGTTCAATCTTATTTAATCGGTTTAAATCGAATGTATCATAAACTACATTTGTTCTTTCTTCATCTATTTCTTCAGTAGAAAGTTTAAATATGTTTTGATAAATCCAATCATTAGATAACAACTTTAATGCTTTCATATCAGTTGCCAATCTAACTTTCTCAGCCCATAGATTTATTTTCTCTTGCTCATAGATTGTAGATGGGTTAGTTAATTCCAATTTGAAATCAACCGCATCCATACCCTCAACTCCTTGTGCAATTAAATGTGCAATAGCTATCTGTGTTAATTCAGATACCACTACTCTTTGGATTCTCTCAATAGTTCTAGCAAAACGAATATCTTCCGCTGCTAATGTAGCTTTACCATTGATATCCTCTTCGTATCCTAAGAAAGCCTTTGGAACTTTAAGTGCCGCAAATAGTTTAGCTTTTAAGTAATCAATATCCTCAATAGCAGTATATTGTAATCCACTTAATGTATCAATCTGAGTACCACTATCACCACCTCTTACAGGCATAAAGAAATCCTCTGTGATGTTCATCATATTATACTTAAGATTGTAATCTCCAGTCTTTTGGTCTTGAAAAGGAGTTTTCTTAATCTTATTGATAATCTTCTGCATATAGTTATCAACCTCTTGAGGAGGAATGTTACCTATATCAATTTTGAATATTCTTTTTTCAGGTGCTCTCATAATACGATGTATCATCATCGCATCTTCCATCAATGTAATTTGTTTCCACAATCTTCTTGCATTCTCCAACATTGATTTACCATAAGGTAAGTAGTTTGTATCTGAATACAAACGGAAGTGAGCCATTTCAAAGTTATCATACTCATGCTTACCAAACTTATCTGGGTCAACGGTGAATTTGATACCTTGTTGTTTTCTATTAATTCTTTGAGGGTCATTTAAACCTTCAGTTCTAGTTACATAATAAACTGATTGAGGGTGTACGTTTATAACACCTTCTCCTTCCGCAATCTCTAATGTAATAAAACAATCACCATATTTACATAGGTTTCTAACCCACGGCCAAAGATTAAACTCTATGTTCATAGTATCATAGAATAAATTCTCTAATACCTCTTTAACTTGTTGGTTTTCTGTTTTTATAGTAAGAACATCCCCATATTCATTTTTTGTAGTAGATTCATCCGCATAGATATCCAATGCTGATGATAGAATTGGGTCATTATCCATTGCATCATAATCTAAAAATAACTCTCTACGAATTACTTGATATGATAATTGTGTCTGATATACATCTTGAGTGTACCCAGTTTGTAATCTATAAAATCTATCTTTTAAAGATTTAAGGTTTGTTACTTGCTGACTGTTTTCAGTATCTACGACCCTAGTCTTATTACCTTCTTTTTTAACAACTACTCCGGTAGAAAATACCTTTCGTAATCTATCAAAAAAAGAATTGTTTTGTTCTGCCATTTTTTTATTTATTTTCTATAATCCTTAAAACTATACTATATATACATATATATAATAAAATTACTCTAAAAACACTATTATATAGGTAAACTTAATATAAATATTAAAATAACCACCTTACATCTTCTTTTTCCATACCTAAATCCATTTCATATGGATTTCTTTGGAAACTTTGATGATTATATACTCCAGCATCCACTGCAGTTGATGAAAAAGAGTTCAATCCTTGTTTAACTAAATCCATTCTTTCTTGTCTTAAACGTAGTGCGGTATCCCTCACCCATAACCCAATTGCCAAACACATTGTTAAGTCATCATTATATCCCCTCATAGCTTCCGCTCTGTTTGTGAACCATATAAAGGTAAATAACTCATCTATTGTTCTAATCGATTGTATTATTACAGATTTTTCTCTAAAGTATTCATCCAATTTAGATATCATAAGAGGACGGGTTTTAGCTGATGTTGTAAATCCTGCTACCTGTCTTCTTTCTTCTGCTCCTAATTTATTGGTGTATTGTTTTTCTACATCAATATATTTGTAATCTGATGTTTGATAATACACATTGTTATACCCCCTATCTATTACTTGTTGTAGCGCAGCCCATCCAATATTTGCATTCTCAATTACTAATAACGCATTGTTATAATCCGTTGCTACCGAAACTAAGAAGTTACCAAATTCTTTTGTATCTATCTTACCTCTGTATTCAGCAACCTGTACATTATTAACCACATCCATAACGTGGAAAGCTGAGTAATCCGATGCATCACCTCTGGCAACGTCGGCTACAACCATATAAGATTTATTATAATCAGGATAATCCCATTTCCAATAGTTTCCATCCCATCCACCTTTTTCCACCGGGTCTTTAACAAATGTTTCCTTATACCACATTAGGATTTCAGGAGAGATTACCGTATCACCGGAAGATATAAAGTCACAATCACACTCCTGTGCCGCCAACTTTTCTCCCAATACTTTTGTTTGTTCATCTCTCCATCTTTGGTCTCTCTCAGGATGAACCGTCCAATGTAGATAGATTGGATTGAACTCATTCGTTCCTTCCTCTGAACCTACCCATTGTTTATGAAACCAGTTACCCACACCATTCGGTGTAGAAAGTGCTATACAACTACCACCCGTTGATAGGGCTGGAGTTGCTGATGCCCAAATCTCATTGATATCCGGAACGAAAGCCGCTTCATCAACAACCAATAGGGATAAGGCTTCCGAACGACCTGCATCAGGTGAGGATGGAATAGCCTTTACTTGCGAACCATTTACTAATCGTAATGAGAGTTTGTTATCTTCCTGTGTTGCTACTTTTAACCAACTCGGTAAGTTATCATACATAACCCTTACCTTTGTTACTAAGTTCTTAGCAACCTCCTGCTTAATCGCAATAACAAGTACGTTATAATCTTGATTGAATATCATCTTCCACAAAGAATAACCTGCGGTTAATGTGGAGATGCCTGTTTGACGGGATTTAAGAACTAAGTTATATCTATGGTCTTTAAATTGTAATAAAGTTTTTTCCTGATATGGAAACAACTCAAATCTTAACTTACCTTTTGTAGGATGTTGAATCTTACAATACTTACGCATGAAATATACGGGGTCTGCCGCACATTTAACATACTCTTGTCGTATTACATCCTTTAAAGATAATTGTTTATCTTGCATTAAAATAATCTATTTAGTATCGGATTATCTACCCCTCTCACTTTTCCCTCGTATATAACTATATCCTCCTCTAATTCTGACAATCCTTTTTCGATATTAGTAATTTCTTCCTCCATTTCCGCTTTCATTTCATCCATTGATTTTGGTAAAT